TTGCAAAAAAATCAAGAACAAAACATGACAAACAAAGTCAACATAGAATTTACTCAAAAACAATTAGAAAAATTACTAGCTGATGTAGAAAAATTAAAAGATAAAGTGAGAGCCAATGGAACGAGTCACTAGAAAAATTGTACAATATTTAGAAGATATGGAAAAGAAAGCTAAACAAATGAGCTTTACTAAAAATTTAAAAAAAGAAGTAGAAACTGGCAAACACGGTACACAAAAATATGTACTAAAGCAAGGTCCTAACAAAGGTAAAACAGTATGATAGGTTTATTTTTTATAGGTGTTGTAGTTTCAATTATTGTATTATCAATATTAATATATGTGAGAAAATATGATTGAGTCTGTGGTAGCTTTACTTATGCTGGTTAATGGAGAGATTAAAGAGGCACGTATACAGACTGGTTATGCAGAGTGTATGAAGGGCGCACGTGTAGCTAAACGTGGTTTAAAAATAGGTGGCAATGTTAAGTATCAATGTATAAAATCTATGGCAGAACTTGAACAAAATATTGATGGATCTTATTCCATAAAAAAATTAATATTAAAATAAAAAAAATTTATGCAACTTTCGAAACACTTCAGTTTAAAAGAGATGACCAAATCGATGACCGCTCAACGTAAGGGTATAGACAATACTCCAGGAGCAGGTGAGATTAAAGCTTTGGGTGATCTATGTTATGAGGTGCTCGAACCTTTACGTGCACACTTCGACAAACCTGTTACAATTACCAGCGGATACCGGAGCGAGGCGTTATGTGAAGCGATCGGCAGTAAAAAAACTTCGCAGCACGCGAAGGGCCAGGCCGTCGACCTAGAGATCTTTGGCGTGCCCAACATTAAGACAGCTTACTGGCTACAAAATAACGTGGATTTTGACCAGCTGATCATGGAATATTACGACAAGGATGATCCTGCAGGAGGATGGGTCCACATATCTTATCACGAATCAGATTCAAATAGAAAACAAGTTCTTACTTTCGACGGGAAAAAATACACTGAAGGTCTTCCTGATATGGAGTGGAAAGGTGGCAAAGTCGTTGGATAAATTTAAATTATTTCATAAGATAGATACTGTTACCGGTATTTGTGAAGAGTGTAACGAAGAAACTATTTTAGTTGCAATCGTTACAGAATTTTATAGATGTACTAACTGTGGTCATGATACTAGACAACATGTCAACGGAAGCATTAGATATTTAAAATTGTCAGAGAGTGATAAACAATTTATAAAAGAACATGGCAAGGAAATTTAAAAGTTTTGTACCTAGACCAAAGCCGAAAAAAAGGCCTGGAGTTCACAAAAAATCAAAAAATAAAAGTGAAAAGCGTAGCTTTAAAAAATACAACCGACAAGGGCGTTAAGTATTTTCTTCAATAGATGGGTCAACAATAGTGACCTGTTCACAAGAAAACTTAGGATATAAGCGATTATTTACTACAACATCTTCATTAAAAGGACCTTGATATAATATATCATAAGACTCAGAAAGCCCATTTCGAACACAATTGTAATAATCGGACTGCTCTTTAGGATACCCAGGGGGTATAGCGCATTGTTGTGATACAACTGAACATATGTATACAGTTAAAAAAAATTTCATATTTGCCTTGACTACTATTATTTTATAGGATAAACGAATAAAATGTTAATTACAGAAAGGATATAACAAATGACTGATTTTAACAAGTATCAAAACATCTCAGTGAAAAAAGAAGTTTACGCTAAGATAGACAAAATTAGAAAAGTAATAGTACCTGATGATCCAAACGTATCAAGGGCCCAGGTGGTTACTATTCTAGTAAACAAAGAAGCCAAACGTTTGAATGGCAAAATCAAAGACTAACCAATACAGGAGGAAAGTATGAAATATACATTAGTCAAAAGAACAACGTTCTCATATAAGGGAGCGACAGATATAGTGAGTGTGATAAAAGAAGCAGACTCATTAGAAGATGCACTTAAATATAAAGTAGGTGCAGAAATGTTAGAAGAACCTGCAGACAATAAAAAGTTTGAAGTTCTTATTAACATTAATGATGTCTTTACTTACATCAATGCAAAGTCAGAGAAACCTTTGCTACTTACTGATGAAGTCAAAGGCCAAAAAGCATCTTAATGACGGAACTTAGAGAAGGCCATTTCGAGGTTATAGATAGTAATAAAGCTAAAAATTTTGACAAACAAAATACTGCCAAACTTAATCAGGCTCGTGAAATCTATAACCACACAAATGGTTTACAAAATATTTCCGAACATGAACTCAAAAAATTTAATGAGTTAATGAAGTATCAACAAAAAGAAATAGATAAAGAAAACGAAGAGTATCTAAAGGAAATACAAAAAAAATTATGATGTCAGAAGAAGATATAAAAGAATATCATAAACTAGTTGAAAAACTAGAGCTCCAAAAAAAGAAGGGGACTCCGACAGATGATCGGGGTCCAGCCGATCTTACAAAACAAATTGAAGTATTAGAATTTCGAAACGAAAAATTACATCAGTACAATGAAAAATTAATTGAAGAGGTCAGATCTCTTCGATCTAAACTATACGTAAAGGAGAACTAATGATTAAAGGTGATAGTACAGAATACAATCTACTAGAACAATGGACCAAGGACTTTGACTGTCAAGGATTCATGACCGCAGAAATAGGAGTTAGAGAAGGACTCGGGTCTAAAATTATGATGGACAACTTAAAAAATGTTTATCTTCATGTAGGTATAGATCCTTATGGTAATTTAAAGTATCAACACTACGATGATACGGGTTCTTATACATGTGACTACACAGATACGATGAGAGATAGAATGTTAAATGATTTTTATAAATATAGAAACGCAGGTAAGTTTAGATTGTATAATGATACTGATACAAATTTTATGAATGACCATGACTTTGTTGAAAGTAAATTTACATTTGTTCACTTCGATGGTCCACATATGACTAAAGATGTATTGACTGAGTCTATTTGGTTTGCGAACAGGTCAGGCCCCAAGACACGTTTTGTATTTGATGACTTTCCTAAATATAATATGCAGCTGATTCGTGATTGTTTAAAACCTTTTGCCTTTGATATTATGGACCAAGGTAAAAATAAAATCTGTTTAGAAAAACAACGATTGGTAATGTAATGGGGTATAGCAATCCTCACGACGAAAGACGAGTACAAAAGGATTTTGAATACATGAACTCGGAACGCGGATATGTGACGAGAACTATTACTGCTAAATTTAAACCTAGTTATAAAAAGTATGGTGGCCACATTCCTAAAATAGATAAAAAAGAATTTTGGAGATTGTACATGAATCATATTATTAATATGAAAGAAAAATTTCCAGGAACAGATGGTAGAATCTGTAGGTATTGTGAGCAGCCATTTACATTTAAATCTAGACGTGGAACTAGAGGTAAAGGGTATCAAGGACGTAGGGGACAAATAACAACTAACTTTAGTATAGATCGATATGATCCGAGACTAACATACATGACTGATAATATTGTCTTTTGTTGTGTGTCTTGTAATGATAAAAAAAGAGATAGTAATCCAAGTGACTGGTTAAATTATTTAAGAGTAGGACTGGAGTTTAAACGTGATTAGAATATTAATTGTATTATTGTTGTTAAGTGGATGTGCTAAAGACTTTGACTTAAATCCCTGGACGACTGTATTAAAACAAACATTGAAAGGAAGCTATGATAAAACTAAATAAAAAATTTTACTACCCGACATCGACTCGAAAAATAATTGATGGTAAAAGACATTACCTGGTGGGTGACGAAAAGTTACCAAGTGTTACAAGTATATTAAAAGCCTGTGAAAGTGAAGAGAAGAAAGCTTCATTGGAGGCGTGGAAAGCTAGAGTGGGAGAGACTGAAGCCACGAGGATCACGGACAATGCTGCATCGAGAGGGACTCTTATGCATACGATTCTTGAGGGACATATCTTAAATAGACCTGTTATAGATTTAACGCCGGAAGGACAACTAGCCACGAAGATGGCAAGACAAATCGTGGACCAGGGATTAACCGATAAGTTAGAAGAACTATGGGCAGCTGAATGTGTTTTATTTTATCCTGACATGTATGCAGGGGCCAGTGATGGAGTTGGAATCTACGAGGGTAAAGAGGCCATTATTGATTTTAAACAAACCAATAAACCAAAAAGAAAAGAATGGATCGAAGATTATTACTTACAACTAGCAGGATATGCTATTGCTCATAACCAAATTTATCAAACTAATATCCAGTTTGGAATCATTCTAATGTGTAGTAAAGACCTATACTACCAGGAATTTCGCGTAGAAGGCGAAGAATTTAGACATTATGCGAACGAATGGTGGAAAAAAGTAGACCAATATTATAGGCAGAAAAAAGAATGGGAAGAATTAGTTGACAGGGCCGGAATGTAATGCTATAGGATATTATATGAAAGGAATAAATATGAAAAAATATAATGTTAAATACAAGGTTAAATTTACCAAGCAAGAACTAGAACGAATATGGTATGTTTTTAATCAAGAAGTAGAAGACCACAAATGCAATATAAGAGGCGGTGGCACGGGTTATGAGGGTTGTTTGTACGATGCCAAACTAGTAGTCAAAAAACTCAAACCTTTAGCAAAAAAATTAGATTTATATTGTGAGGTATAATGAGAAAATTAATTACATACTATAGCGGTAAAATCAAAGACTACCCTGGGGCAGAGAAAACAAAGGTCAAGTATCCTACCATAGATTTAAAAGGGACTACGTTCTGCAAGGCTAAAAACTGTAATAATCACTTGTATAAAAACGAAAGTAGTTGTCTTCCAGGATATTGCATGGAGTGTGGCTAAAATACAACAATAATGTGGCATAAATGCCACACTTTCCTTTGGGCTAGGGTAAAAGCCCCTATAGACTTTTTTTGCTAGAAAAATTTTTTTGTTTTTCAATTTACGAATCGTGGTTACAATGGTTACAATAGGTTTTAAAAGACTATTATTCGCTAATACCAACAGTTATAGACGATATTTTTGTAACAAATCTTGGTTACAATGTGGTTACAGTGGTTACAATGCAGTAAAATCAATGCTTTTAGCATCCCCGTACGCGCGCATATGAATCTAGTTTTTGAAAAAAAGTTGCCTAGAGAAAAAACCTATAGGTGTTATAAGAAGATATGCGTAGAAATAAGAAATCCAAATATAGACATGTAGTAATAAAAAAGAAAAGATATTACTTCTACAAAATTACATGGGCCGACATCACCGGGGATGCGGGGCACAGCACTGCTGAAGATTTTCATAAATTTAAACCTAGTACAATGGTAACGCAAGCATATGTGTTTCATAAAAACAAACATAATGTTTGGACTTTTGCTTCTTATGAAGAGGGAGATGAATTGTTTTCAGATCGTAATGTATTTCCTAAAGGATGTATAATTAAAATGGAAAAAATTAGTCTTTAACTTCTTCTACTACTTCTGCATCAGCTTCTATAATTGGTTTGTAAGTTTTTAAAGCTTTCTCTAAAAGTTTGTCTAACTCTGATTCTTCCATGTTATCCATGTCTTTATGCAGGTGTAAGTGATTGTTGTTTTGATACCCTGCAGCTTTACCTCTAGCTACTTCTGCATTGATGGCAGCACTCCAGGCTTTTGATTCTCTTGCTTCATCTCGTAATTGTCCTAACTCACTGTAATGAGATTCTTTAGTAACATCATATTTTTTTAATTTTTCTGATTTTAACCTGCCTATGTACTGACTAACTAAAGGGTAGAGAGAAGGGTTTTGAAGCTTACTAGCAGAGACATAGGCAGAATTGGGATCATAACCTGCTTCAATGGCACATTCAGTAGCTGTCTTTCTACCTTCATTGGCCACAACTAAATTAGCAAATTTGATTTGTTTTTCTGTAAGTCTTTTTGGTAAACCCATGACTTGCATTATAGGATATATTTGGTATATGTTCAAGCATGGTATCCGGAAAGCTATTAAGACAGGCCCTAGAGAAGTTTATGAAATCGCCAGTAGCACAAGAAGCTAGAGTACAAGTGTGTTTACCAGACGGGAAGTATTACGACATCAAGGACATTAAATTAATGGAAAACAAAATACTTGGCGTACGTGAGACTCATAGATTGGTCATGACATTGTATACTTCTAAATGGAATATGGGTGAAGTTATTAAAAAAATTGATTAGCCAGAGAACAACGTACTTAGCCTAAAAAATGATTAAAGGTGAGACTAAATTCTGGCATGAAATTAAAGCGTTCAATATTAAAAATAATTGCAAATTATCATTTACACGCTTGGAAAATAGTGCTGCACACGGGACTCCTGATCTATTGGGGTATAATAGTTTTGGTCACTTTTTCACTATAGAATTAAAGTTAAAT